TGTGCAAGGTGGAAATGCAATCATTAATTCCCAATTCCAACCAACTTGCTTTATGTAGTCACCATCGTATTCATATTCTTGTTCATCACTCCATACATCAAATTTTAAATCAAAATGATTATTTATTGTCACTTCATTACTATCAAACCATCCATGCATAACTTTCATTATATCCTCTTGAAAGTGCCACTCTGGATGTCCACCACTACATGACAGCAAATCACAGCTGAATGCCTCATGTCCTAATTTTCGCAGATACTTTGTGACTGCTTGAGATTCTTCACATGCTACTAATATTTTCATTCTGGTGAATTTGGGTGGTGAATATGTTTCCAGCGACCTCTGAAATCTGTGTCTGATTTTAGATCCAGATCCTTCACTAACTGCTTCATGATATTTTTCTGTTCTTCAGACAATGGTTCTGGTTCTATCTTTTTAGTTTCATGGTATTTATTCTCCATCATGATTGATCTTTCATTTGCATATTTTAAAAATGCTTCTCTCAGCTCAGGCAATTTCAGACGTTCAAACATATTGCCGAAATAACCAGCTTTGAATCTATCCATGACAATTTTCCATTCCTCTAATTTATATGCTGGAAATTCATTCAGTAAAACAGATACTGCATGTTGTATTTCTTCTTGCGTTCTCAGAGTTTTATTCATCTCCAGATAATCAAGCATATCTTTGGTGATAGCATATAAAGCTGCAAACGTGGTCACTTCATCACATTTCATTGCAGTCCTGACATTAGTACCTTGATGCCATGCTTCAACTGGATTAAGAGTTGCGAGTTTGTTCAAGATGATCAAGCAGCTTTGATTTGTCGAATCCTTGAACAGCTGCATTCTGTTTTCTGTTGTTTTTAATTGCGAAGATTCCCTGATATCCATTTGCTATTGAGTTTTGAATCATTTTTATTGCTGTATTTACATCACCACCGCTTTCATCTTGCAATTTCTTGAGAGCAGCTTGTTCACCAACCTTTGTGTACTTTTTTATTTTACGATTGGATCGGTCTTGTTTCCATAGTTTCCATAATTTTTTAAATTCCTCATTTTCGTATGGATATACTATATGTGTATTTATCTGTTTACTATCTGTATTAACTATCTGGTATTGGTGTGAGGTTTTCTTAACATCCAACTTCTGTTTTTTAGACTTCGAAGTGTTGATTTCTGCACTTGCATGTTCAGATTTCTGGAATTGGTAGAATTGCTGGACTTTTTCAGTAATTGTGTACCATTTTGTTCTATCCCATCTCGCACGATTATGAACAGCTGAAATGATAGCACCATCTTTCTCAAGATTAGTCAAGATTCTTCTGATCTGGTTATCTTTCCAAAATGGAAATATTGCTCTTAGAGCTGATGCGCTGTTCCAAGTCCATGTGTGACCATCAATCTCATTCTTTTGATTGAGCTTGTTTTTATACACCCAGAATGCAAGGTGGTGGAGCATGATTGCCCCATCTACACCATACATTTGAGCTGCTTCTGAATTGAAGCAAAGGTCACGCTTCACTTTATATTCTCATTATGATACAGAACCTCAGACATTAATTCTTGAGCTGTTGTATCACATTGTTTCAATATTGTTTGAGAGTGTTTCAATAATGGCATTGGATTCTTTTGCACCCAACTGTTTACTGTGTTCGTTGAAACCTTCAAAGCACTGGCCATCTTCGCTTGAGATCCATACATCTTAACTATATAAGATTTGAATCCGTTTTTGTTATGTTTCATTAGTTTAAATTATCACGTTCTATTAATAAAATACGAGCTAAAATTCCAATCTGTTCAAGATATTCATCATACGTTTCTTCTTTGCATGATCCAACTATCTGAACAGCTGTCTGGATAGCCCAAGAATTTTCAATATTCTTCTGAGTGGTTTGTGGTTTTGGTGCTCCATTGAATGCTGTTGGATCACTCTTAGTCACTTTTAGTGTATCTCCAAATGAGGATGATCTGGTGACCTCATAGAATACCACATCACCAATTTCATATGGTGGTTCAGCTGTTTTAGCATTGCACTGTCCAGTTTGTTCATCTTCAAACTGTATCTCAAAGGCATACATTGTATCACCTCTTTTAGTTTGCCACGTTCCATTGCTTTGTAAAGCAGTAATTTTTGAATTTTTCATTTTAATTTTGTTTAATTGTGAATCCAGACTTATCATATCTGGATTTGAAATTTATTTTTTGTGTTTTACTCTTGGATAAAACTGAACCACGTACATGAGTGAGATACCTTTCATTGTCCTGATCTGATGATCTATCAGAATAGAATTGTTTTGAATCATATCCACCACAAGCTATAAGCACAATTGCATGATATCGGCAAAATTCTCCATGTGGAAAGTCATGCCAGTATGTAATGTCTGAAATATCATCAATATGCTCTCTATTGTGCTTGAAATGAATAAAAGATGGAGTATATCCCCAACCAACATATTGTCCATTGACCAGAGCTGTGATTGATTTGTTGTATTTGTGAGCCAATTCATATGCTGAAATCGTGTCAGTCGTTAAGACATTACCTCTTACATCTAAACTTTCTCCAGATAATACAACTTCACCAGTGAGTGGACTGATATGTGTGCTCATTTTAAAACGTATTGATTGAGCAACTTCTTCAGCATCTCAGTTTTACACTCTATTTCAAACAAAGTAGATTCTATCTGAACCATTGGATTGTCATATGGTGCTCCTTTGCGTTCTCTTTCATCACCAATTGCATTCAATCTGGCTTGGCATTCAAGCCACTCGGCTTCATGTAAGACCATATAACCATCTTTTAAGCGACTTTTATCCACTTGCCTTGTATTGCTATCACTTTTGTTCATTATGCTCTGTATTGCGCTTAGAATCGTTCTGAGCTGGTTCTACGTGACAGTTGATAAGATACTGGATGAATTGTTGTGCGATCATTTTTCTTGATTCTTCATATGATCCATCTGTATTAATAGATTCAATGTAGTCCTGAAGATAGAGTGCAGCTGTTTCTGTGTTAAATTTCTTCATGATTCCTCACTTATAAATTCACAATGCTCTAAGCAGTCGGGGCATATCCCGTATTCAGTCATAAAGCATTCAGCTCCACAACAGTCACTGTATTGATTATTCATTGTCAAATAGATTAAGCACATTCTTAGGTGAAACAGCTTTCATGTTTCCTTCTTGCTTCAGACACCACTTATGTCCAGAGTTCCATGCAGCCATTAGTTCCTCAGTTCCATCAAAACTCACTCCATAAGAATTGCATGTGCCAAATGTGTTATCTAATGAATCAATCAAGTCCAATACAACAGCACTTTGATTGACCTCTGTTGTGATCATATCAGATACTGTTTTAAATAGCATGTGAGAGCCGTTAAGTGTACTCATCATCAATTTCCATCTGGTATTCCTTCTTTTGAATTTCTTATCTTCATTGAGAGCTCTAATATTTGTATTAAGGATTGATTCTGTTGCTTTTGATAAGAGTGTCACTTTATCGTGTATCTCTGTGTTGAAATTTGTCATCTGTTTTAGTTTATTTTATGTTTAATGCTTTGACTAATGCTGATCCGATAATGCCCTGAGATGCTGACAGCTCAATCATAACATCATTCATCTCTTGCGCCATCTTAATTGATGATTTCTTCTGGTTTGCCTCAGCTCTATCTGTTAGCTTGGTAGCTATTTTTGAAAGCTCTCCAGTTTGTGAAGTCATTTCAGTTAGTGTTCTAACCATATTTGAAGCAGTTTGTTGGAGTTGCTTCAGCTCACTTTTCTTGATTCCCATGTTTTATGTTTTAGGGGTGATTAAATTTTTATCTTTCCAGTATTCAAATTCTTGCTGTACTTTAATAGAGTAGATTGCTTGTCTCAAAGCATCAACTTCATCATTGTACCTTGCCATTCTTTCCTCATTCGCTTCAATCCACATCTTAGTATTAGAATCTTTGATGCATTCTTTCTTGGCATCTTCTAACCTCTTGCCATTGTATTCAATAGAGTATTCTGTTTGCTCTAAGATCCTTGAGAGGATTCTGGTTGTTTCAATTAAGTCCATTTTTGTATCTGTTTAGGTTGCTAATATACACACTATATTATTGATTGTAATCTTTTTTTTGTAATATCAACCGCAATTTCTGAAATATCACATCCAAAATAATTTTTATTGAGTTTTTTTGCCACAGCTAATGTTGTTCCACTTCCACAAAATGGGTCGAAAATAACATCATTCTCTGTTGCTGCTATATTGATAATATTTTCAATTACTTTTTCTGGTATTTGATTTGAATATTGTTCTTTTTCTTTACTCACATTTTTTACAAGATTGATATTCCACCAGTCATATAATTTAGACCCCTTGCTTCCATTCTCCATCAATTTTTGCACTCGTTTGTCTTTTGGATTTTTATATGGTTGATATGCTTTCTTAAAATCTGGCTTACAATTGAAGAATGCAATGCTTCTGTGCTGTTTTCCCATGTTGCTATTGTACACCCATTGCACCACCTTATCTGGAACACCCATATGTGGAACAATATATTTGATAATATCTTCTATGTAATGAATAACAACAAATTTGAATCCTTTGAAGTGTGAAAACATCTCCAGATAATCTGCTTCACTCATATTGTCTTTGTAGCTGTCATATTTCCATCCAACATTGTAAGGTGGATCCGTTACAATGAAAGTGGTTTCTTTGTCAATATTATTCATGACCTTTCTGAAATCTATATTTTGAACTTTATTCATTTTATTCCGTAAAAGTTTTTCTCTTGCTCAGACATTTCTGAAAGTTCACCGATTAATTGAGTGCAATTTCCACACTCATCTATACTGTGTAAATAAACACAATTGCCTATTATCTGGATAGATTCATTCATGATGCTTGATGATGTGATATTGCATTGAGTGTATCCATCATGCCAGATAGATATGCTTTTGATTCGTTGAGTTTGTTTTGATAGAACTCAAAGCTGAATTTACCAGCTCCTTCTTCTTCTGCTTCAATCATTCGATTGCGATAGTACACAACCTCTTTCTCTGCTTCTTGCCTCATGTACTTCATTTTTTCTTCTAACGTGCTTTTCATATTGATTTGATTCTTTGTAAATGTTCGTATGCTTCTTGCTCTGAGTACGCCCAGATTCGATATCCTTCAATAATAAATAGAAATTTAATTGCTTTCATATTGATTTGTTTTAATAAAAGCGGAAAACTTATGCATTGTCTAAGTTTTTATTTTCAAACCGCTAAGATTTTTTAATTTAGTTTTTTAGTGAAATTATTATTTACAACATCTTTATACATATTCAACCCCTCCCATTGCAAAGAAGCATCAGCCATAATGCTTTTCAAATTTAGTGCATTTATAGAACCATCTTGTTGTTCCTTCTGCTTATCACACTTGATAGCTGTCCACATTCTAATGTGTCTATCGTAAAATATATCTATATAATTCATTTTGATTTGATTTTTGTGTTTTCTTAATTTGTTAGGTACGTTGTAGAAATCTTCTACTATTTTTTCAATTTGCATTTTATTGTTTTTTTACATTCTTCAAAGTCAATACTGGAAAAGCAACCGAAACCAAAAGAATTAATTACTGACCAAGTATCATCTGACTCAAGCCATTCAATATGGTAGTTTTGATTAACTTGGTGTTTAATTGATTTATCAAGTTCGCAGTTTTGCTTTATTATTTCTATAATACTACGCTTAACTGAGTGTGTGTTGTTGTTATTCATACCGTAAAGATACAACATACTTTTGATAAAACAATACTTTTATTACATTTTATTTAATATTTCTTTGATTTCTTAGTGTTTACTGGAGAATACAGAGCAAAAAAAAACCCACATTGAGTGAGTTTCATCATTTATACGTATATTTGACCAGATTTCATGGTGTGTCATTCCACTTTGTTATCTGTTTAGTTGGAGAGCTGCATCAAAATGAGACGTGAACACCTTATTTTCTGTAGCTCTCTTTCTATTATATAGGCATCATGACATTATATGCTGTGTGGCCACCTATAACGATTCCACAAGCTAATTGTTGGAATTTGTATGCCTTAGCATATGACATCCCTATATTATCACGATCAACTCCACAGCCAACTTGCATGGCCATTACTCTTTTCTGTCCAGAAAACCATTGCACATAACATTGAGTATGTATATGGCCTTGAACAGTGCTCATCATGTCATTCTTTGCCTTAGTTGATGCTGTTCCACCTTCACCATGTATGTATTGCACTTCATCGTACACAATGCGCTCTGTCCAGTTCCAATTTGTTCCAAGTACTTCATTGTATGATTTTAGCCATTGTTTAGGTACTCCAGCTTTGAACAGCTTTCTGGATATAATCCGATCATGATTTCCAATGATTACATCTGCAACTGGAAAAGCATCACGCCATTTGTGTATTTCTGCAATAGCATATTCAAGCTCATCTTTACCTCCAGCAAGATCTGGATTGGAATCATGAAACGATGCATATTGATGATCAGCCAAATCACCTATGAAAATAACTTGATTACAATTATTCTCAACATATGTTTTCTGGCAAAATTCTAAATATCCTTTTTTTGTATATGGTGCATGTACGTCACCTATCACCAAGATTCTTCTCTCAGCCTTTGTTAGCCGTTTGTAGGCCTTTAAAATATTTCCTGATAGTCTTGGCCTCATTTAGGAATATAAGTGTACAGAACAGCTGTATTGAATCCTTCGTGATATGTTTGACTTGAATACCAGCTGTATTTCTTAGTTGTATTCATATAGTGATAATATCAATGGCAACACTCCAACAAAGCACATCACAACACCTTGCCATGATATACCATGTATTAAGACATCATTACAAGCAGTCAGCACTATAATCCCACCAATGGAACGTTTCGCGCTCCATCTCCTTAAATTGCCCTTAGTTTTGAATATCTCAGTAATATCAAGATTGCTCAATATTTGTGTGAGAATTTGCTTCACTTCTTCTTTCTACGATCTCCAGTTATTGCTGTTATGAGAATATCTAAATATCCAAATATTTGATTGTCTGTTTTTGTAGGTGTGAGATTCACAACCACTTTCAAAAATGCCATAAAAGCCAGAAGCAATACAGCCCAATTTTCAATAATAAATTCCATAATATATATATTTTTATTTGATTCCTTTTTCTGCTAATAAAATTTTAATCTCTTGCATACCAACACACAATTCTTTGAGTAGTGTTTTGACCTCTCCTTCTTGCTTTTCAAGTGAGAATATCCTTGCTTTGATTTTTGTGACATCATTTGTCATCCTAATCCACGTTCCAAGTATTCCAATGAAACAAGATACGGCTACTGCTAATAAATCCATCAGACTGTGATTGTGTAGTATGTGGTGTACACTACAAAAGAAAATCCTCCAAGAAAATCATCAGTACTCCACAACTCCAAATTTTTATACACTAAAGAAGTATCACCAGTAATACCAGATGAAGCTGGTACTCCACCGCTAAAAATTAGTGCATAGTCAGTGGTAACACTATTCATAAAATTTCTCTTTGAATCCCAGTAATATGTTGTGCCAGATGTTCCAGCATTCCATCCACAGCGCAAATCTGTTGTTGTTGTGTCGGTTGCAGAAGCGTATGTAGCTTCAATATTGATTGCAACTGGCACGATTATTTTTCCTGATTCTTTGGTGACCAAAATAATTGGAGTATTATCATATTTCATGTTTAATACTTGTGCATTCGAAACAGTTTGTGATACTTGAGTTAATAAACCTCCAACCCCAGTCAATAAATTGGCTTTGGTGATCTTTTTGTTTGTACCCTCTGGTGACATGGTTGTATCATCGACATCGACAATCATCACCAGATCCGAATCCACAGCACTTGTGGCTGCTGTCAGTTGTGTTACTTTTTTTGTTGCCATGTTTCTTAATGTATTTCTTTAATTTTTTGATATTAGCTTTGGTGCGCTTGTTCAGTTTCATACTCTTGGCCCAGTAATTAATCTCAATAATGCTTCTGCTTCTGATTTGTTGTAAGATCTCTCCACATTTAACCCTTGAGTGTAGTTGGCTGAAGATGGTGCAACATCTGGAAAAGTATTGCTTGTAAATTCTGGATATGTTGAGGAATTTGCACATAGATAGTCAATTAATCTTTCTTTATACCATGATGCAATATCTCTTGCAGTTGATATGAGAGGTTTTATATCATCATATGACACAGATCCACCTTGTTCAGAGTTCATTGCTACAACAGCATTATTCACGAATCTCACACGAAGCACTGGTATCACCTCCATGAAGCTAAATTGCACCAAACATGGAATGATATATGTGTTGAGTAATGTGGCATAAATTTCATTTCCACCATCGTCAATTGTTCCAGCTGATATCAGTGTTTTTATCTTGTTATAAAGATCTGTTCCAAGCACTGGCAATATCCATTTTTCTTGAGCTTGTAAAATAGCTGGAAATAAGACATTTGGATCAACCGATCCACCAAGTGATGTATCTCTCTTAACTCTCGATGGAGATACCAATACAATTGTTGTACTTGCCATGATTAATTATCTTCTTTTGGTTTCACGTAATTCACTGGAGTTTTGATATTCTGAGCAGCTTTGTTAGATGGTAAAAATCCTCTGTTATCCATATCTCTTGGTCTCTCTGCAACCTTTGGATCATTCTTTTTTGGTGTGACTGCTTTCCTTTCATCTGGATCAAGCGCATTGATGATGGCTTGTCTTTGCTTTGCAGTGATTCTTGAATCATCTTTCTTCAGAAATGTGAATCTGCTCCAATAATGAGCACATGATCCACCGCCTTTGTACATATTATATTTTTCTGATTTACAGCTGTTTAACCATATGTCGTATTTAGACGCTCCTTTCGGCCCCCATCCTTTATTGACTGCTGTTCTACCAGCTTTGTAGATGTTTTCCTTTGTATAAAACTTAGCAGCATTGACCATTTTCACACAAAAGTCTCTGCTCTTGTATTTCATCTGGTTTATCTTCAATGGAGCATATTGATAACGTATTTTGAACAGCTCGTTATCTTGCTCTTTTGATTGATCACTTGGATTTGGAATAACAGATGCCAAATTCACTCCATTAATCATTCCATCAAGCCGATCTTCATCATCATAATCCACTTCACGTTCATCAATCAACTCATATCCTTCTGGTGCATCCTCACCAAGTGCAATGAGAGCTTCAGCAGTCGCTTCTAATTCCTCAGCTGATACAGACTTCATTTCTTCTTTCGGTGGTTCTACGACCTCCGTAGTATCATCTTCAATATTTATGAAGTTAGCTGGTTTAGATGGAATAAAGAATAAATCAAGATTGATTGCATTTGCAACAAATACTTGATCTAATCCCTTAAGTAAAATCTCTTGAAATTCCTCAATAACTGTGTTGTGGAACAAACTGTATGAATCATTCAATTCATCAGCATTTGAACCCCAAGAATTTCCACCACCTCTCACTCCAAATAGCAGTGGAGATGTTACTCTATGACCTGAGAGCACTTTGTTTGTTATCTCAGTGCTTAGGTAGGTGTACATATCATCACTCCCATTGCTTGAAATCGGCTCAATCTTTGGAGCTGTATCTGGCCCATCATTAAACGTAATTAATAGCTTTCCAGCATTGTTACTACCTGAGAATTTCTCATATACTTTGCGTTCAATATCTGCTCTCTCTTGATCTGTTGGAATACCATTAGAAAAACTCAGCATCATGCTGGGCATTAGAGAATTTTTGATATTGTTGAGATGAAAACTCTGAACTTCGTGATCCAGTTCTATATATCCAGTTGAACCAACATAATCTGGCAACCCATAATAGTGAAAAGATGGAGCATATCTCTTTATCTGTAAAACTGTGGATGCTGTTGTTCTATCCTCACTTGAAAAAGACTTCAATACATTTGGTTTTACTCTATCATTTGACCTTGCCCAAGAATTTTTGTAATACCACTCATGTATCTTTCCTTCACTATCTGCAACACCAGCTCTCAAAGTATGCACTGGCAAGTGTTTCATCTGAGCAACTGAAGTTCGTGCTTTATTCCAGATTGTATTCACATAACATTGGCCATAAAGTTTGAGATCAATAGCTAATTTTTTGAGCAAATCATCATCACTGCTATTTAATAGAGATTGAAGTCTCAACCACTGTTCTTTGTTACCATCTGAATCATCTCTTTCAACCGCATCCAAACCTTTGCCGTATATCATAGCTCCAACACCATTCACAATTGCTGAATGTATCGAAGATCCAAGATACAAGCTCTCAAGATAATCACCATAGCAATCATCAGAGCCGTATGATATCCAATTTTTTCCCTGAACTTCTTCAAATTGTGGAACGTCATGCACTGGCATTCCCATCACTGAGAACTCGCTTTTATTATTCTTCATATGCCTTATATGTTACTGTGTCATTATATGATTCAAATCTATTGTATCCATCTTCTGTGGATGCTCTTTCAAGATGTGCCATGCATTTTCCTAATACTCGGTAAAAAGTTCCAAGATAACCACGAATTTCTACTTGGTAAAATCCTTCTAAAAAATCTGGTTGTTTTAAATTGATAATACCACTGGCTGGAACTTCAGTTGGAAATTCATTGATGATTACTTGGCCATGTAAACTGCGACCATCCCAACCTCCATCTGTTATTGATGTATCAAGTGTGAATTGCTTTGAGTTATTCGTGGATTCATCTGTTAAGGTAGGAACAAAAACCAGAGATGTTGCAAATGGATCCCATGTTGGATCATTTGTCCACTGACTTTCATCAACTCCATTCATCGAAACATAATCAATGGAAATAGTTTGAGAAGCTCCAGAACCAAACAATCTATGTATTTGCAAGTCATGATCAACAGCAAATGGTGTGACATATTCAAAAGAATATTCCTTGTATGATGTGGTTAGTGTTTCTGTTCCTATTACAGCACTCACAGCCGTGCCTAATGAAGCTGCAATCTCAACATTGATAGCTGCTGTTGCTTTCATATTAATAGTGATGATATAGAGCTTATTTGGCTTTATCAATCCAGTCTGATATACTCCACAATTATTGCCTGATGAATCAATCTCAAGATCTACCTGACCTTGTTTCATTACAGATTTTGAATCAGGATCTGCAAATGTTACCCATCTGTCATTTGTATCAAGTTGTTTAATTGAGATGCTGTTCACCACTCCTGAAACACTATCAGAATTTTGCGCTCTTACAATATAAATTCTTGCACTATCTGATTTTGTATAAAAGTATGAAGTTCCAGTTGTGTTTATTACTTGTGAATCGCTACCAACTTGCAATTTTAAATCTCCAGTAATAGATGCAACATCAATTTCAATTTTATAATATTTACCTATTGTCAAAATATCTTGATACACTCCAGTTGAACCTTGTGTTTCAGTTGAATCATAGATAATTGAAAGTGTGCTGTTTGGAAAAGTTACTGATTGTCCATCTGGTTCTTGAACAGTCCAATCTTGTCCGACCTCCTTAACTGAGATGTTTGTGAGTGTTATGTCTGCATCGTTCCCATATCTATTGAAAAATAATGCGTCATCCCCAGCAACAAAATATACAGTATGAGTTCCAACAGTTTGTGGTAAGTCAGCATAAGCCACTTGTGCAATACCGCCAGTATTATCGTACAAATAAAACCCTGAACCAACTGCACTACTATTAGCTGAAACTGTGTATGTGAATTTATAGGATTTGCCTATGTCCATCACACCAGTTTGATTGCAATATGCTGCGTTCGGTGCTGCCTCCGTAAGTATCCGCATACCGTTTTCTACAAATGAGATAGAACCTGAACCAGTATCAGTAGCAGTCCAATCCGCACCGAGTTCTTGGACTGAGATGCTGCTTATAGAACCTACAAAACCAACTGTTTGGTCTGACTGAAAGTATAACAAGCTCCCACTATCTGAAACAACATAATCCGTATAAGTTCCATTTGCTGCTATATTCCCTTGCCTTGTATTACCCCCCACATTATAGTCAATATCTCCTGACACATAATTACTTATTGTGAATACAATTTTATAAGATTTTCCAGTTATTAAACCAGCATCTTGATTGATATTAGCATTTGGTGAACCAGTAAAATTTGCTAACCCATCAGAGATATTAATTCCCGTTCCAAGTGTCCAATCCGCACCGAGTTCTTTAACGGATACGCTGTTTAATACTACATCGGATGCTTCACCAGTTTCTCTATAAATAAGTAAATCGGTTGCCGTTGCCACTCCGTAAAAAGTCTGCACCCCTGAACCGCTTACAACCGCAATTTGGTCACCTAACCTTACTTGAAATTTATTTGTATTTGAAGCAATATCTATAACTACTTTATACGATTTTCCAGTAGTAAGAATGAACTGTCGTATTCCTTGACCATTTACACCATCCGTAATAATTTGACATTGATTCGTTGGAAAAGTTACTGAGCCACCCGTATTTTCAATGACTGTCCAACTTGTTGAACCTCCTGTAAAATCATTATTGAGTACAAGCTCACTTCCAGTATCCGTAAAGTTTGGATTTGTGACAAGGTTGCTACTCGCAGCACTAAAATCTCCATTCGTTACAAGCTCAGAACCTATCTCAGCAAAGTCACCATTCTGAACAAGGTCTGAACCTATATCATCAAATGATCCATTCTGCACAACGTCTTGACCAGCTCCACTGAAGTCACTTAGATTGATATCCAATACGTTTGTTCCTTTTGTGAGCTGAATCATTGTGTGCTAAGTTATTAATTTATTAGTAAAAAAAAAGAGGAGAAGCGAATCGCCACCCCTCTTTCAATTAGTTATTTGAGATCCTATGTTGGATTTGTCACTGTGAAATCAGCAACTCCAGCTCCAGCATTAACGCCATCAAATGGCCATGCAAGTGCATCAGATGAATCACTTGCTGTAATCGTTGGAGGGTACTCACCTTCACCAGCTGTCACAGTTAGTGTATATCCTTGCATGTCTGCTCTCGCTTGACCAGTCACAAACGTTCCACCAGTCACAGTACATCCATTTTGAAGTCCAATGCAGTACACATTGTCATTCGCATCTAAGATGTATGCAAATACTCTCGTTTGAATCAGCAGTTGCAATTCATCAGATGTTGTTTGCTTCAAGATATTCAAAGTAATCTCCAGAGCTGAATCATATGAAGCAGATCCAGCTGGTTCATTCGTGACAGTTGTAGTCAATGAAGCTGTATTTGGCTGCACATCATATCTGTAAACAGTTTGAGCAACTCCAATTCCAGTGAGAACACCAGAAGCAAAAGTCATCTCTGAATATCCAGCTACTTGAAAGTCACTAAAATATATTGCTTTGATTCCACCGACTGTATCCTTACAGTTCAATCCAATCGCAGCTGTTAAATTACACGCCATGTTAGTTGATTTTCAATTAGTTAATATTAAGCCTTACCCCAGTAGATATCTGCACCTACTCCAACCTGAACACCAGCTGCATAACGCATGATGAAACGCACGTTGTCAGATCCATCAATTGGTGACATATCGATTGTACGAACCTCAGTCATGTTTGTGAGGATGTTAGAACCAAATACAAGATTGCTCTCATATGTAGCAACAATTTGATTGTCTGGCATTCCAGGACATGCATAGATTGGATAGCCGTATATGTTAGATGGCTTTGCATTCGCTTGATAGTCGTTTGAATATCCTTCAGATCCAAGATGCTGCTGGTAAAGGAATGCTGTCTTTGGTGAGACATACAATGCAAAGTCTGGCTTTGCTAATACTTCAGATGAACAAGCATCAAGTACTAATTCAATCTGAGCTACTACGTTTCCTTTTACAAAGGGTGTTGCAGTTGTTACTGCATTCACGTTTCCATCAACAACAAAAATTCCAGTTGTAGCTGTAAGGAATCCTTCAAACTCTCCACCAGTTGCATCTGCTCCAGTCCAGATATCATTCTCAACTTGTTGAGCAACTAATCCAGCAATGTGTCCAATTACATAATCAGAGAATGCAGATGGCATATTAGAGTTGAGACTGTTTCCAGTATCAGCTGCTAACCATGACTGGCGCATTGTCTTTTTGCAAAGGTCGATATTTACAGCAAGTTCTTTTGTAGTTAGAACGTTCTCTGTAATTGTTACAGATCCAGCATCAGCGAAATCACATGATGCATCAGCTATTAAAGAAGCACCTTCAATTTGGTTTATTACAGCCTTGTAATATACATCATCAATTGTTCTGATCCATCCATTTGCTAAGGTAGCACCACTCTTTAAAGCAGCACTCACAAAAGGCAATGCTAACTCTCCAGCATAAGTTGGAGTTGTTAATGTTGGCCCAGCAAATTCATGCTTTGTTGCAACGCTTTTTTCCTCTGCATTGAATGAGGTTTTTTTAATATACTTCATTTTAGTTTTTTGCGAAGTTTGAAATTATTGCATGTGCTCTGTCTGCTGTTTTCAAAGAAGAAAAAGTTTCTTGATCCATGTCCTTACTATTATTTTTTGTTGGTGAGTGATTCACACCAGTATCTGCTGGTTCGTTTTCAATAGCTGAAAGACGTTCCACAATGTTTTCAAATGCTGCATTTATCTCTGAAGATAGTTCACTCAAATCTTCAGATACTTCATCATCACCTCCAACTTTATCACGCTTCAAATCTGCAACTGCATCCTCAAGATTCTTGATACGCTTTTCCATACCAGCCCAATCTTGTACATCAGCTTCATCACCTTCAGCCATTTCAACCTCCACTTCCACTTCTGCTTCTGCTTCTGGTTCTTCTTCACCAAGTTGTACAATGCGACCATCAGCAACAACGAGAACTGTTCCATCCTCAAGCGCATATGAACCATCATCAAGATAGTCTGCATTGCCCTCATCAGACATCACAGATATTTCTACCCCAACAGCCATTGCTTCGGCTTCTGTTACTACTAAGCGACCATCATCTAATCTTGCTTCTGCATAGAATTTGGTTAGGTTTGGGAGGTTTAATAAGCCTCTGATTTTGTCGATTGTTTTGCTCATGATATTACTTGTTCAAATACATATATAATTTTCTTTAATCCGTTCCCTTTGTATGATCCTCACATGCCATATAAAGCACGATATCATCGACAGTGTGCTCATGGTATCCAATACAACTATTGAACAGCTCTCCATACAGCTCTGCTTCTTCAATAGTTCTCCAGAGTGGTTTGCCATCCAGATAAAAAACCGCATCCATTTCTTCTAATACAAGTGATTTTAACTGCTCAAGAGTTTCTGTATCTTTTGGACAGTTTGGGCATGGCACTCTTTCCAGTCTTTGTGCCTTTACCAATTCATCTGTGAAATATCCTTCAATAGATAGGCCTCTCACATCTTTTTTTAGTATTGCGTTCCAGATATTTTCATCCCAGATTTTCATGGCTAACATCCATGTTCCAACTGGCAAATGATCAAATCCATAGAGAGCTGCTTTGTCTCTTTTAGGATCTTCTATAAGCCATGATTCAACAACAGTCAATCCACTGATATCTTCTACATGCTCGTATGTGTGTGAATTGGTTTTTTCCTCTTTCATATAAAGCTGAGATGCTTGTCTGACTGTTTCAACTGAGAAATAGACTTCATATTCTTCATCTTCTTCTTCGTTGTATCTGGCAATTCTTTTCTCTGGAATCAATGCTGGGCCGACTAACATTCTTTTGGCTTCATCTACTTTGGCCATGATATATTTGTCTCCACGATTAAAGAAAACAAAATTTTCTTCTATGGCTGGAAATCTAACTAAACTGACAGCTGTGATTCCTGAAAGCTCCATTTCTTCGTCTATTAATAATTCAATTGTTTTCATAAGGTTGCATGATGTAATAAGTTAGCATTGAGTTGTTGTTGTGATGTCATGTCTTGAGCCACAACAAATGCTTTGATTGGTTTATCTGTTAATGTTTCTAAGTTAGTTGGAGCTGTTTCACTTGGTGCAAATGTATCTGGCACTAATGCCGTTGTTTGATTACCTCCAGCAGTTGGTGGAGATACTACATCTGGAGTTCCTCCTGAATCAAATCTTGTCTTTGCTATGGATGCAATAGAAGCTGCTCCAGTTAATCCAGCAGTAATAGCTCCTGGCAATCCAGCTGGAAATCCTAATCCAACTGGTGGTGCTGATAGTGAAGCAATGATAGCAGATCCAGTACTCATAACAGCTGAAGCAATTTGCATTTTCTTAGCTCTCTGAAATCTTTTCTTTGCTGTTTTCTTATCATCATCTTCACGCCCCTGATCCAATGCAGAGAATAAAGAGAAAGCTGCTTGTGTCATTGCCATGACTGCATTGATTGTTTCTTGCCTTAATTCTTGTTTGGTTTTCTCAACTGTTTTAACAACTTCTTCTTCTTTTTTAGCATATTTTTTTGATATTGCAAGTAGTTCTGCATCTTGTTTTTCCTTCAGTAGCTTTTCAGTTTCGGCATTTCCTTTTGCTAATTCATTTAAAGCAATATATTTTGCATTTACAGCATCAATTTCATTCTGCTGAACTGATTGTGTTGCTGCT